GAATGTCACCGTTTGTCACTGAATGTCACCGTTTGTCACTGAATGTCACCGTTTGTCACTGAATGTCACCGTTTGTCACTGAATGTCACCGTTTTTTTGGCCATGACGTGCCGCCTCGCATAGTCTCGGCGTCATGAATCTTTGGAAACGAATGAGGCTCGCAGGCCGCGTGCTCACGCGCGGCGCGGACGGCACGGACATGCCGGACGGCATCAAGCCGCCGAAACGGGGGCCGGCCACCGAACCGTTGCAACTCTCAACCGTGTTCCGTGGCGTGCAGGTGCTTCAGACCGCCGTCACCGGCCTGCCGATCGTGGAACAGCGCGGCGGCCGTGACCTGCCGGACGTGAGCCCCATGGTGCTGCAGCCGGACGTGAGCCGTTCACGCCGTGATTTCATCGCCGACATCGTGGCCTCTCTCGTGCTCGACGGCAACGCCTTCACGCGCATCGTGCGCGATTGGAAAGGCGAGATCGTCACCTGCGAGATGCTGCCGCCGCAATACGTGACCGTTACCGACGAAAGCGACGACCCGGCACGCCCCGACCTGCGGTTCTCCTATCTCGGCCATGCCTACACCGCCGATGACGTCGTGCACAGCAAATTCCTCAACGTGCCCGGCCGACTGCGCGGCCTCGGCCCCATCTCGGCGGCACGCGAGGAGATCGAGGCTGCGCAGCTCGCCCGCGACTACAAGGCGAAGTTCTTCACGGACGGCTCGAACCTCAAGGGCTATCTGCGCACATCAGAGAACATCACACAGGAAGCCGCGCAGCAGGCAAAGGCATCATGGAAGGCGTCGGGCGAGGCCGGCGACATCAAGGTAGTCGGCAAGAACCTGGAATACGTGCCGCTCTCACTTAAGCCAGCAGACTTGCAGTTTCTTGAGACTCAAAAGTTCGATACCACGCAGATCGCCCGCCTGCTCGGCATCCCGGCAAGCATCATGCTCGCCGCCGTCGATGGCTCGAACCTCACCTACAGCAACATCGAACAGTCGTGGATCGAGTTCGCCGACTACACGCTGGCCGCCTACACCGGCGAGATCGAGGAGATCTTCAACCGTCTGCTGCCACGCGGCCGGACCGCGAAGTTCGACTGGGACAGCTCGCAGCGCGCGAACATGAGCGACCGATACACGGCCTACGCGACAGCCATCGAGGCCGGTTTCCTCACCGTCGATGACGTGAGACGCAAGGAAGGACTGCCGGAACTCACGAAAGGAGAAGACCAATGAACATCGAGAAACGCGAAATCGCATGGAAGGGCCTGACGCTCCGCTCGGCCGATGACTCCGGCACCTCGACCGTGGAAGGCGTCGCCGTGCCGTTCGGCGACATCATCGACACATGGGACGGAGCCGAGACCTTCGACCGAGAATGCGAGTTCCAGGGACTTGACGAGGCGAAACTGTGCTTCGAGCACGGCGAGACCATCGGCCGCATCACCAAAGCGGAAAGCACGGACGACGGACTGCACATCACCGCGCGGATCAGCGACACGGCACGCGGCCGCGACGCCATGACCCTGATACGTGACGGCGTGCTCGACAGCTTCTCGGTCGGCTTCATTCCGATCGAATCGCAGAAGGACCGCGACGGCATCACCCACCGCCGCAAGGTCCGTCTGCTTGAGACCAGCATCGTGAGCTGGCCAGCCTACCAGAACGCGAAAATGACCAAATCAGCGGCACCAGCCGTGGAACAAAGGAAGGAAACCATGGAGAACAACGAATTGATGGACCTGATACAGTCCATGCAGGAGGAACAGCGCGGCATCAAGGCCGAGATCAGCAAGATGGGCGCGAAACCGGCGCCGGCTGCTATCGGCGCGGCGTACCGGAGCCACGGCGAATACATGCAGGCCCTCGCGCGAGGCGACGAACAGGCCATGACCGTGATGAAGGAATGCCGCGACCTGATTTCCACCAAGGACACCGGCAACACCGCCACCTGGATCGCCGATGATCTCAAACTGATCGAGGACCGCCGCAAGGTCTCCCAGCTCCTGACCCATGACACGCTCCCGGCGACCGGCATGAGCATGGAATATCATGTCGTGACCTCCGACGCCACAGCCGTCGGCAAACAGGAGACGGAAGGCTCAACGCTTTCCTTCGGAAAAGTCGCCTTCGGCACCAAGACAGCCGACATCAACACCTACGGCGGCTACACCACCCTGTCCCGCCAGACCATCGAACGGTCAACCACTCCGATGCTCAACACCGCGCTCACCGCGTTGCAGAACGCTTACGCGAAGGCCACCGAGAAGGCAGTGCGCGACCATCTGTATGCGGAGATCAAGGCTCAGCGCGACGCGTCCAAGGACGCCAACAAGATCGACGCGCCACAGTTGGCCAACATGACCATCGACGATTGGGTGTCACTCATCATCGACGCGTCCGAACTGGCCGACGACCGCAACGTGTCGCTGACGCGCCTCGCGGTCTCCAAGGACGTGCTCAAGGCACTGGTGAAACTCAAGGATACCGGTGACCGGTTCTTCAACCTCAGCGGCGACGGGTCGGACACCATCGGAAGTTTCGATCTGACCGGCGTGGCCGGCACGTTCATGCGCGTCCCTGTCGTGCTGCTGCCGAACGCCGATGCCGGACTGGCCAGCTTCATCGATCCCGCCGCAGTGACCGTGTGGGAGTCCGGCGGCCCGGCGCAGCTGACGGACGGGGACGTGACCGGCCTGACAAACTCCTACAGCGTCTACGGATACATGGCCGTGGCCACGACCCATGCGGACGGCCTGATTCCGGTGAAGTTCGCCACGGCATGATGATCGATGACAACACCCTGCTGCAACGACTCCGCGACGAGGTGGGCGTGCCGGCCGGCGAGGAAGACCGGCTCACGGTCAAACTCGCGGCGGCGAAGCGATACGTCGCGCACGCGGTCGGCACCGCCACCGTGGACGACGATCTGCTGGCCGATTGCATCGTCTCCTGCGCGGCCGACCTGTTCAACATGCGTGATGCCCGGCTCGGCGTGATGGACGTGGGCGACTCGACCGTGGAACCGTTCAGAATCTCCACCGACCCGCTCCGCTCAGTCTGGCCGAAACTCCGCGCCGCCGGCGTCCTGACCGGGGGCATGGTGATCGCATGAACATCCAGGAACAACGCGCCGCCCTCATGGACACGCTCGCCGACATGCTCGATGGACTGGTCAGCAGCATCAGCATCGACGCCCAACTGGTACGCCCCGCCGCCGGCAAGGTGGCCGTGTTCATCGAACCCCCGACCGTGGAATGGCCATCATGGGGCCCGCCGGAACCGGTCTGGACTTTGGACGTCATCGCCGGCACGCCGGCCACGCAGCCATCCGCAGTCGATGACATCCTCACAGCGCTCGACCGGCTCGCCGAACGTGGCCTGAACATCCAGAAGGCCACGCCAGCAACATGGAACCTCGCAGGAGCCGGCACGCTCGCGGCCTACCAGGTCACGTTGAACGCTTTGGAAACCGAATAAGACAAGGAAAGGAAAAAATCATGGCTGGAAAGATCCGCACGCTCGGACCAGGCATCTTCAAAATCACCGACACCGGAAACGGCAGGGACTTCAGCGCCGACCTGACCAAGGCGCAGCTGAATCCGTCGAACAGCAGCGACGACCCGACCACCTACCTCGACGGATCAGAGGAAACGAACACCACGACCACATGGACGTTCGAGGGCACCGTGGGCGACGACTTCAGCGAGGACGGTCTGTCCGTCTGGCTCTTCGACCACAAGGGCGAGACGCTGCCGGCCCAGTTCGTGCCGAACACGAACGGCAAGATCCAGTGGACCTTCAACGTCACCATCGCGCCAATCGCCATCGGCGGCGACGTCAAATCGAAGAACACGAACGATCTGAGCTTCGCCGTCACGAACGTCGCCCACACGGCCTACGCGGGTAATTGATGGCTGACAAGGCATTGATGGTCGTCGGCCAGAAACGCTTCGTGCAGACGATGCGCAAGGCCGGCGCGGACATGGACGACCTGAAGGAAGTGAACCGCGAGGCCGCGCAGATCGCACTGCCCGCCGTCCGCAACCTCGCCCCGCGAGGCAAGACCGGCCGGCTGGCCGGCAGCCTGCGTGTCGGAGCGACGAAACGCGCCGGCGTCATCCGCGCCGGCCGCAAGGCCGTGCCATACGCGGGCCCAATCAATTACGGCTGGCCGAAACGGCACATCCGGCCACGGCTCTTCGTCAACAACGGTGTCGCCTCAACCGAGAGCCAATGGCAAAAGGTCTACAAGGACTTCATCGACAAGACACTGAAGCAAGTGAAAGGAAAATAATGGCAACCACACGAATCACCTACACGGACGGTACCAGCGAACTCGTGCCGATCACGATGCGCGCGACATGCAAGGCCGAGGCGCACGCCATCGAGGCCGGCTGGGGACCCATCACCCAGTCACCCGTCCGTTCCGGCGCCTACGCGGCCTACGCGGCCCTGCGCATGGCCGGCCGCACCATGCCTGATTTCGAGCATTGGCTGGACACCGTGGCGTCCTTCGACCTTGCGGCACCGAAGGAGGAGCCGGAAGAGGGAAACCCTACGGACTAGCCGCGTGGCCACAAGACTCGCTCGGCCGTCTCTCGTTCCTCCTGGCAAGCCGTTTTGGCGGCACGCCATGGCAGTGGAGGAATGAGGCCGACGAATTGGATTGGGGCACCGGACTGGCCGAACTGCTCAAGGAAGCGGAAGAAACACCGAAGGAGTGAACCATGGCGCACAGCGCGATCATGAGCGTGCGCATCACCGGCAACGCCGATGATGCCGTCAAGGCGTTCGAGAAGACCACCACGAAGGCGGCCGCTTTCGGCAGCGCCATCGGCGGGTTGGCCGTCAAGGGCGTGACCGCGCTGTGGGATACGGTCAAGGGCTTCGCCGGCGACGTGGTGAACATGTCGGACAGCACCGACAAGTTCATGAACACCATGAGCTTCGCCGGCATCGACACCAAAGCCGTGCAGGCAGCCGCGAAGGAAACCCGCAAATACGCCGACGCCACCGTGTACGGCCTCGATGACATCCAGAACACCACCGCGCAGCTCGCGGCAAACGGCATCGGCAACTACATGGAACTGACCGAGGCGGCCGGCAACCTCAACGCGGTGGCCGGAGGCAACGCCGACAGTTTCAAAAGCGTCGCGATGATGCTCACGCAGACCGCCGGCGCGGGAAAACTCACCACGGAGAACTGGAACCAACTCGCCGACGCCATTCCGGGCGCGTCCGGCAAACTCCAGGAGGCGCTGCTGAAGAACGGCGCGTACACGGGCAACTTCCGCGACGCCATGTCCAAGGGCGAGATCACCGCAGACGAGTTCAACAAGGCGCTCATGGACCTCGGCATGACCGACGTGGCGAAACAGGCCGCGACATCGACCAGCACCATCGAGGGAGCCATGGGAAACCTCGAAGCCGCCGTCACCGGAGGTCTGACCGACGCGTTCAACCTGTTCAAACCGGCCGTGACCGGCGGCATCAACGCGGCCGCGACGGCAGTCACTAACCTCGCGCAGACCGGCACGCAGGGATTGCAGACGTTCTTCACACAGGTCAAGGACACCGGGGCGTTCAACGCATTGCAGACGGCCGCGCAGTCGGCCGGCGGCGGCCTGCAATCATTGTGGACCGGCATCATGGCCGTCGTGAACGCGATGACCGGAGGACAGCCGGCCGGAACTTCGTTCGGCAACGTGCTCAACGCCGTCGCCACGGCCGCGCAAACGGTCGGCGGCTGGCTGAAGACCGCAGGCGACTGGATCAGTCGAAACACGGATCTCGTGACGCCACTCGTGGCCGCCGTCGGCGGAGCCGTGGCGGCCGTCACCGCCGTCACCACCGCCATGCGGATTGCCGCCGTCGCTCAGGCAGTGCTCAACGCTGTCATGGCCGCGAACCCGATCATGCTGGTCATCACGCTCATCGCAGCGCTCGTGGCCGGACTCACCTACTTCTTCGCCTGCACCAACACCGGCAAGGCCGTCTGGTCGAGCTTCACCGGCTTCCTTGGCTCCTGCGTGCAGGGCATCATCGGCTTCTTCTCCGGTCTCGGCTCCACCATCGTCAACATCTTCAACTCGGCCGCGAACGGCGCCAGGAACGCGTGGAACGGCGTAGTCAGCTGGTTCCGCGGACTGCCCGGCTCCATAGTCGGGTTCTTCGGCAACGCCGGCAGCATCCTGTACAACGCCGGCGCAAGCATCATCAGCGGATTCCTCAACGGCCTCAAATCGATGTGGAGCAACGTGACCGGCTGGATCAGCGGCATCGGCGACTGGATCAAGGCCCACAAAGGCCCGATCAGCTACGACCGTCGCCTGCTCATCCCCGCCGGCCAGGCCATCATGACCGGCTTCGCACAGGGCCTCAACACCGGGTTCGACAGCAACGTCGAAACCGCTATCAGCCGCGCCAACCGCAGACTTGCGGCCATGCCGCTCAACCTCTCCGCCCAGGGCAACACGGCCACGCCAGCCGTGGTCAACACCTGGAACGTGGAGATCAACGGCGAGGTCATCGACAAGGACGGCACCGCCAAGGCCATCAGACGGCTCCTGGCCGACTACGACGCAAGGAGGTCATGATATGCAGCAGTGCTTCATGTTCATCGACACCGGCAACGGCTGGACACCGGTGAACGATTCCACCAAGGATGTAGCGGCCCTGGACTCTTTCACCATCGATTGGGGAAGTGACGGCATCGACGAACAACCCGAGCCGGCCGTCATGTCGTTCACCCTCCGCGACCGCACCGGACGGCTCGCAGGCCAGGCACTCACATTGGCCGGCATGAAAGTGGTCGTCCAATTCTCCAACCAGCCTCGATGGATGAACCTGACGCCAGCGATGGGCAGCTGGCGCGATCTGCGCATCCCCATCGACTCGCTCCACAAGACGTATTCGCCAGACTCGCCAGACTCGCCAGACTCGCCATCCGAAACAATGTTCGCCGGCAGCGTGTCCACCGGCGGCAGCATCGAACCGGCCAGCGACGGCGGGTGGCTGCTCAAACTCTCCGCCACATCGAGGATGGCCATATGGAAACGCCTGCAATCACAAGGACCGACAGACACGGCCGCGAAATGGAACGGCGCGCACTGGATAGGCACACCATCCGCACGCCTCAAGGAGATGAACCGCAGGGCCTCGGCGCAGGGAGCGCCGGAAGCCCAACTGGACGGGCTCGCCCTGCCGTCAAGCGTCGCACCATACACGCCATCCGACCACCCATCACAGCTCGACCTGCTGCACCGGCTCACCGCCGGCCCACGACTCCCGCAATGGCACGAAGTCTACGACGGCGCGGCATCCACCATCAGGCCGCTGTTCCTCGCCGACCCGATCGCCGTGCATCTGTCAACCGATGGCCGACTCAACGTCCTCACCGACGGAGAGACACGATACGCACTCTCGGCGGCCGACATCGAGGCATCGACGGATCTGAGCATCACCGAACCTTTGACACAGGTCGTCATCAACGCGAAACGCGTCAAATCGGACAACGGCAAGCTCTCTTTCGACGACGTGGAGATCACGATGGGAGACCAGGACCGTCTGCCACCACAATTGACCGTCATGCAGAAGAGCCTCACCGTCGATTCCGACATGCTCGCCGTGGACGACTCGGGCGGTGTATGGAACAGCGGGGACACATCGAACGTCAGCGACACCGACCGCGCCAACATCGCGCAATGGCTCGAATCGCACGACCTGCGCATGGTCCCGGACCACGTGACGTTCAACAGCACGTGCATCGACCCGGCACGACTTCCATGGCTGTACAAGGCAAGCCCATCCGGCCCGTTCATCATCGTCAAGGCCAAGGCGTCAGCCCTGACCAGCTCCGACGGCCGACCGTGCTTCACCGGCCCCATCACGACCATCGGCGGGACGCTCTCATACCGGTGGCGCAACGGCAAACCGACACTCACCCAGGAAGCGACGCTGGCCGCGCTCCGGCCGCTGCTGACGAAACAGATCACATGGGCCGACCTGCCCACCCTCAGCTGGCAGCAGCTCGACCTGCACATCTGCGACCTCTCGATGATCCAGATCATCGACACTTCTTCGCCCACCGCCGAAAAGGAAGGAACACAATGACAGCAACAACACCCATCTACGGGCTCTCATATCCCGAAGGCTCCGACCTTGTGTCAACCGCGCCGGGCTCGTTCAAGGCCATGGCCGGCACGTTCGAGCAGGCGCTTTACGCGGTCGACCAGCGGTCCACCCCAGCCGGCGCGACACCTGTGATCGCCACCACGCTCGAATCGCTGAAGGCACAGACAGCCACGGTCGGCCAGACCGGCTTCGTCACCTCGGACGGCGACAACACCGGCCCGTACATTTGGGACGGGACCAGCTGGCATCACGCACACTGGTACACCTCCGATGACAAAGCCCAAACAACGCTTGTTAACAAATCAGGCTGGAAATGCGAATACATGATAAAACATGGATTCGTTTACGTCACGGTTAATCTCTCGGACAGTGGCACCAAAGGATGGAGCGAAAGCCAAATGCCCGGCACGCTCCCCGAGGAAGCACGACCGCCGCGCGAGCTGAATTTCGCGCCGATATGCTCCAACAACACCTCAATCGGCGTGTTCATTGTCAACCCCACCGGAGTCATCGTCTACAGCCGTCGCGGCGGCGGGCAAATCTCCGACACTCGTTATGCAACCATGATGTGGCCGGCCGCATGACGGATCTCGTCATCGCCATCGTCGGCGCTATCGGCGCGGTAGTCGGCGCACTGGTCTCCACCCTCTCGGCCGCCGCGAAGAACAAGATGGAAGCCTACAGGCTCGCACAGAAGATGCAGGCCGACAACCAACGCCTCTGGCAATACAACCGGCAACTCATCGACCACATCTACCGCCGCGCCCCACCACCACCGCCGGAACCACCTGAAGACCTTTTCAACAACTAGGACGGAGCCAACATGAGCGACATCATCTGGAAAGGAAGCCCGAACCACTACGTGGGCCGCAACGGCTACGGCGTCACACACATCACGCTGCACATCATGGTCGGATACCTCGCCGGCACCGATGCCACGTTCGCCAACCAGTCGAGCCGGGCATCGGCACACTACGGCGTCGGCGCGACCGGAGAGATCCACCAATACGTGTCGGAACTCGACGGCAGCTATTCCGACGCGAACTACGCATCGAACAATTCGACCATCAGCATCGAGCACGAGGGCGGCATGGCCGACGGCGCGGTATGCACCCAGGAGTGCATCGACGCAAGCGCCAGACTGTGCGCCGACATCGCGAGAAGGTACGGATGGAAAAAACTGTGGCACGACGGCCTGAAAGGCAATGTGTGGCTACACAGGGAGATTCCAGGCACCGACCACCTCTCATGCCCGGACCTCGCGCCCAACGGACTGCCATACAGGCAGATCATCGATCAAGCAAACCGAATCCTTGAAGGAGGAACCATGTCCAACGCAGGCGACGAAGTATGGAACTGGGCATACAAGCCCAACGGAAAGAACGCCACACCGGGCGGCAACATGTACAATCTGCTCACCTACGAGCTGCCGCAGCGCATCCGCGACAGCATCATGCAATACAGCTACAAGGGCTCGGCACCGGGCGGCAACGTCTACAACACCATCTGCTTCGAGATCCCCGGAATGCTGAAACAGCTCACCAAGACCATAGAGACGCAGCAGAAGCAGATCAGCGAACTGTCCGAAAAAATCAGCAAGCTGGAAGAGGCGACGAAATGACCGACACCACGGAAAACCGACTGCCGACGACCGACGCGACGGAAGAGGATGCGATGCCCGTTTCCGCGCAGATCACGGCCGCCAACGATGACGACGCCGAAGCAACGACGCCGAGAATCGATGGCGGCACAATATCCAGATTCGTGATCCTGCTGCTCGCGCTCATCAACCAAGCATTGACCATGCTCGGCCATCCTGTGCTCAACATCGATGACACGACCATCACGCAGCTCGTGAGCCTAGCATGGACCGCCGGCAGCGCGATCTGGTGCTACTGGAAGGACAACGACGTGACGAAACGCGCGCGAGTCAAGAAAGCCAGATTGTCAGCCCGCCACGCGGCCTAGATAAGACGGACGGCCGCCGTGGCCTCCCTCAGACGGCCGTCCGGCATGGCCACGTAATGCTCCGTGGTCTCCACCGATTCATGGCCGAGCAGTTCGGCGACCACGAACAGGTCATGAGTCGC